TAACGAGCGTCTAAACGTGTCACCATGCCGTAAGGGTAAAGACAGCATAAAAACAGGCATTAAGAACATGCAAGACTATACAATTATCGTATGCGGAAATAGCCCTAATTTAAAGGTCGAATTAAATAACTATATTTGGAACGACAAAAAGGCGGGAATACCCGTAGACGATTACAACCATTTAATTGACGGCATACGCTATGTGTTCGATAGGCTCACTCAATCAGTCGGGTTATTATAATTTATTAACTTTGTCTTAAAATATTCGTATGAAAGAATGGTTAGCCTCTAAAGCATTTCAAGCCCTGACGGGTTTAAAGCATCAAGAATTTAGATTTTTAAGCAACCTACAACACAGAGACTTAGCAAACGGGAACTTTACCGTAATAGGCTACGACGGTAGCCAAGGTCAACACACAGACGATAAGTTATTAAAAGAGGGCTACAGCCGTAACGCGCAGGCTTATTCTATTATTCGTAAGATAAGCGAAACGGGTTCAGACATACCTTGGCAACCTGTAGAGGTAATGCGAGACGGCACAATAGAGCCAATAACCGAGGGGCGGTTTTATGACTTCGTAATGAATCCCAACGAAGAGCAAACTATTAAAGACTTTAAAGAGGTTTCATATACTTATTTTCTTACTACGGGTGACCTATTTTGGCGACGTATTGAGGCTATAGGATTCACAGCCACACGCGAACTAATGACCTTACCGAGTCAGTTAATCGAAGTATTGACCAATCAAAACGAACCGTTAAAGCCTAGCGGCTATCAGTTTGAACTAGGACGGACTAAGGAGAAGTTTACCCTCGAAGAGATCATACATCAACAATACGTTAACCCGACGACAAGGGGCATAGAATCTCTTAGGGGTATGTCTCCGCTTTCCGCTTCTTGGTTAACACTCTCAGGAGACAACCAAAGAGCCGAAGCTCAGGACGCAATGATGAAGAACAGAGGCGCGGCGGGTATCGTAACCAATGAGAGTGATTATTCAATGTCACCAGACGACAGGAAAATACAGCAAGGTTTATTTGATAAGATGTTAGGCGGGGCTAAGAATTTCAATAGAATAATACAGGGTGTTTCTTCCGCTAAGTTCTTACAGCTTGGTATGTCGTCCAATGACTTAAAGATATTAGAGACAGGCATAGAAAACCTTAGAACCCTTTGTAATGTTTACGGCGCACCTTCTGAGCTATTTAACGACCCTGCAAATAAGACCTTTGCCAATCAAAAGACAGCCTTAAAAGCATTTTACGAAAACGCGGTCTTGCCAGTAGATAGGCGTTTATTGTCTAAGTATAACAGAGAGATAGTAACCGAATGGAGCGAGCAGGACGGCAAAAACTATCAAGTAATACAAGACCTAGAACACATAGGAGCGTTACAAGAGGACGAAGAGAAGAAAGCAGCTAAAGCGGAGAAGGTAATTAATAGCATTATGAAAGTAGTAGCAGAGGTTAAAAACGGTTTAGACCCAGAGGCAGCCGCCAACATTATAGCCCACTCTCACGACATGACAAAAGACGAAGCAATGAATTTTGTAACTTTGTTAAATCAAAATCAAGACAATGAATAAAAACTTTAAAAGTTGCGGTTTAGAATTAAAGGACGCGGACACCGTTAAGGGTATCGTATCTTTTTACTTTTCTGCATTTGATAATAAGGATTCAGACGGCGACATAATGCGAAAGGGCGCATTTACTAAGTCGATCAAAGAAAACTTACCTAGAATCAAACACTTTAAGAACCACGACCCGCATTTAGCCGTTGGGCGAATACTTGAACTACACGAAGATTCTAAAGGGGCTTACGCTGTTAGTCAAATGTCAAAGAGTACACTAGGTAAAGACACACTTATACAGTATCAAGAGGGCATTATAACCGAACATAGTCACGGTTTCCAAACTGTAAAGGAGAAGTTCGACACTAGTTTAGACGCTAATGTTATAAGCGAGGTTAAGCTGTGGGAAGTTTCGAGCCTTACCGCTTGGGGTGCTAACATGAATACACCCTTAACAGGACTTAAAAGCCTTGAAGACGTAGAGACCATGTTTAAAAGCCTAGAGAAAATATTAAAAAGTTCTACCATATCAGAAGAGAGAGGGGCAGAGCTACAAAAATCTTACGACCAGTTAGGTAATTTAATTAAATCACTTTCTAAGCCGTCAGACGATGACACTTTAAAAGCCGAGACGTTAAAGCGTGAGGAAGACAATTTATTTTTAAATACAATCATTAATAATTTATAATCAAATGGAACAAATTTGGATTAAAGACGGCAAGTTCAACGAGCTTTCAGAAAACGAAGCGCACGGACTTAAAGTTGAAGAAAAGGCAGCCTATATGGTTGCTTTGAATGGTTCTAAAATGGACGCTCTTAAGAAAGAAATGGAGGCTAAAGTAGGAACGGAAGTAGTAGACGAGTTAAAAAAGCAGTTCGGAGAGCTTAAGGAGAAGCACGTAGAGCAGTTAGAAAAAGCTATGGAAGAGCAAGGCAAAACACTTGCAGACCTTAGAAAATCTAACGCAGCCTTAGAAGCTCCTAAGAACATGAGCGAAGAACTTAAACACGTTTGGAACGCTAAGAAAGACGAAATAGCGTCTTTCATTGACGGTAAGTCTAAAGGGTTTAACCTTGAATTAAAAACAGAAGTAACAAGAGCAAGCGTAGCAAATAATACTATGGCGCATTCTGTGGAAGGTGTAGGACAAATACCAAGACGTTCAAACGCTATTATTGACTTGTTTAGCGTAGGTACTGTAAGCCCTAACTCTAACGGAGTAGTTAGATACTGGGAGCAAAACAGCCAAACAGACAACGCGGCTAATATCGCCGAGTCTGCGGCTTACCCTGAGTCTGCTATTGATTGGATAGAGAGAACTTTACCAGTAGAGAAAATTGGTGATTCTATCCCAGTTACTAGAGAGGCTTTAGAGGACGTTGATTTTGTAGGCTCTGAAATTAGAAACTTCTTACTTAAAAACGTTGATTTGCGTTGCGATCAACAAGCGTTATTAGGTACGGGAGCAGCTAACCAACTTACAGGAGTAGACACTATCGCACCAAACTGGGCAGCGGGTAATTTTGCCGCTTCAATCGACGACGCTAGTATCTACGACGTAATTTCTACGGGGTTAGTGCAGATTGCAAACGCAGGACAAAACAACGCTTTTGTTCCTAATGCAATCATTATGAACCCAGAGGACGCGGAGTTGATGCGACTTACTAAAGACGCAGACGGTAACTACGTTATGCCAATGTGGATGACGCAGGACGGTATGAGCGTAAGAGGTGTTAGAATTATCGAGAACCAATTAGTACCACAAGACGAGGCATATATCGGAGACTTTACTTTCGGTACTATGTTTGGAATGGGAGGTGTTACTTTAGATGTAGCTACTCAACACGGTACGGACTGGCTAGAGGACGTAACTAGACTTAAGGCATCAGTAAGAAAAGCCTTAGTTATTAGAAACGTACACTACGGAGCGTTCTTGCACATTGACGGTATCGCAGCCGCTCAAGCAGCGTTAGAGACTCCTTAATAGGATTCTATACTATTGTAAGGGGTGTAAAAACCCCTTACTTTTTAAACTTATACTATGAAAGTAGAACTAATCAAGTCCATAACAGGACACAAAAAAGGCGACAAGGTAGAGGTAAGCGACAGAAAAGCGAAAAGGTTGATACAATCTAAGCGCGCTAAAGCCTACACGCCGCCAAAGAAGAAAGCCGAAAAGACCGAAAAGAAGGATAAGGCAGACAAAAAAAGCATTAAAAACAAGTCTAAGAAATAATAAATGGCTCGATTTGTAGCAGTAACAGACTTTGAAAGCGGGGAGTTTTTAATCTCTGCACAAGATCAAACCGCAGACTTAGAGGCGGTAATAGATAGGCTAGAAGAGGAAGTATTACAGGACTTACTAGGTAAGGAACTTTACGACCTATTTATAGCAGACCTAGACGGCTCACCAACTATACCGCAAGCACCACTAACAGCTAGGTTCTTAGACATCTATAACCCTATCTTTGAAACTGACCCTATTTACATACGTTCGGAGGGGTTTATAAAGATGCTACAAATGTTTATATGGTTCGAGTACACCAAAGACTTAGGCAAACAAAATACGCCCGTAGGATATGTACAAAACGAATTTGCTAACGGGGTTAATCTGTCAGCTAATAAGGCGGGTATAGAAAAGACATATAACAGAGGCGTTAAATCGTTTCACGCTGTACTAGATTATATTATACAGGATTCGACCACTTACCCAGAGTGGGACGGGCAAGGCAAAGTAAAAGAGTTTATTTCTTGGTTATAGATGGCAACTAAAACACCCGACACGGTAGACATAATAAGCGACCTAGTAGACCAGTTAACCCCTATGTTCGCTATTGACTCAGCCACAACGAACGCAGACGGCACTTATACACTAGAAACGCTTAACACGTATTGGCTAAGACCTGAAAAGGTTATAACGATAGACGGCAAAGATTACCGTATAGTATCTTTTGTAATTAATGAGTCAATAACTATTAAGGAAATAGTTACGGGTTCGGGAGTTCCAACGGTTACAGCTTTCTCCATACCTAAGCCTAATTTTTATCACGGCACGCCCATGATGGCAGGACAAGAGCAAGGCAGGGTAAAGAGCGCAGCAGGTAAGACGCCTTTTATATGGCTTTATGAAGTGTTTAACGAAACGGTAATAGACGACAGGCGTAGCCCGTACGGTAGAAGCTCAACGCCTAGACTGTTTTTTATGGACGAGGCAAAGAATAAAGATTGGACTAGCGCACAGCATAAGACAAACGCTATAGAGCCTATACGACAAATGAGCGAATTACTACAGGCTACCATAAGGTCGCAGCGCGATATGTTCGACGAGGTAAAGGAGAGGACAGAAATAGCCCGCGCAAACTGGGGAACGTTTGTAACTGACAAGGGTAATACGAGTCGTTTTTTCAATCAAGACTTAAGCGGCATAGAATCTACTTTCGATCTAGTAATGACTAAAAAGGCGTGCGATAATAGAATAGGCGGGCTTAGTTGTAACATAGGTGTAACAGTTTCGACGACAGACGAGACAGGAGCAGGTGCAGCAGACGGAACAGCCACGGCAAACATAAGCGGGCTACAGGGTGAGGCTAGTTATTTATGGACTACCGAAGACGGTAGCATACCCGCAGGAGAGGAAACAAAGCAGACCGCAACGGGGCTAATAGCGGGTACTTATACCGTGTTAGTATCAGATAGCGTTTTAGAAAATTGCTCTGCAATGAATAGTGGAGACGTTAACGCGTTAGCGACGGCAAACCCTGACGACCTAGACAATTTAACTATATGGATAAGACCAGACATTCAGACCTTGTTTAATGGCGGTTCGGTTTCTGATTTAGACCCAGTTTCTGACGCTGATTCGCAAGCACCCGCAACGGTTGACTTCTTGGAAGCTGTGGCAGCCGATCAAGCTACATGGCATCAAGCAAGCGGGGGAGACTTAGAATATATAAGATATAATAAAACGCAAGGTACTAGACTTAATTCTACCTACGGGCAAGCAGCAGGATTTACGACTATTGATGTTATCGAAATGGTTACACTTTCAGCAGACAATAATATTTGGGATAACGAAGGGGGCGGAGGTACTAACTACAGGCTTCAAATAAATGCAGACGGTGAAATAAAACTATCGTCTTCCGATCAAATTGTAACGGGGGTATTAGATTATATATCTGCGGGACAAAAAGTAGTTATTACGTGCGTAGTAAATGCAAGCGGTACAGACAGTAAATTAAGGATAAATAACGAGGATTGGATAGAGGGCGACTTAGCTACTAAGGCAATAAACAACTTTACATACGGTTCAAAAGCAAATAACGCTAATTCAGAAAGCGGAGATTTTAAGCAATTCGAATCGGTACTTTATAGCGATGTAAAGACAGACGAAGAGATAGACCCAGTTAAGAACGGTTTAATGTTAAAGCATGGAATTTAGAGGTATAACAGGAACGCGAGAAGAGTCAGAAAGCAGGGCGTTAAGACTGTGGGAGGCAATAAAAGACATAGCTGTAGGCACGTCTAATTCGTATTCCGATGTAATACAGAACCCAACAGAAGAGAATTTAACGGCAATTAAAGTGGTTGAATCGGGCTACTATTGGGACAACGTACGCGAAGAACTAACACAAGAAGAGATAGACAGTATAGAAGACATTAACTGGTCTAATAGTGTATAAATCGAAAATATTTAAAATTGTATCTTTGAATATATTTATTAATTAAAAACAAAAACACATGAGTAATATAGGTACTTGTAGCTGCGGAGACGGTAGCTCAATCAATAACTATGGTTTAGCTAACTGCTTAAAGGGGTTAGACGTGCCAGAAGATGTTATATTTTTAGACTTGGACAAAGTAGACGGAACTAGCAACGGGATTGACTTAGTTAACGACACTTTAAACCAAGCCTTTTTTGACGGTAAATTCGAAGCGGCAGACGCTCGCGAAAGGTGGCTATTGATAAAGGACGTTGAAGACTTCCAAAGCACACCCGCAGACGCTAATACATTCACTTTCCCAAGTGGTAGAATTATCAAATTGTCCGAGGGTATCAGACAGGTTGTAATGACTTTTCCAATTGCTGACCCTTACAAGCTGAAAGCTAAACTCGATACAATGGGATGTAGAAGCATTGCAGTAATGTATAAAGATAGAAGTGGCTCTTTAGTTGGTCAACTGTCAGGAGACGACTTTATAGGTCGTAAGATCGTAGACGGTTCTTTAGACGTTAAGGCATACGATAAGACAGACACCGAAGCGGCTAGAGTAGAGGTTTCTTTTCAATACGCTAGAAGCGCAGCAGACGCGGACGTAGATTTTATAGAAGAGGCTTCTATGGGCGGTTATTCTTTAGACTCAGTAACTCCACTATTAGACGCTAACATAGAATTTGTTTCTGCTACTACTGCGGCGGTAACGTTCAAGGTTTTTGCCGATTGGGGCGGGGCATTGTCACGAGTTCCGATAGGCGGACTAGCGGACGCGCCTAGCTTAGAGATTTACAACGTAACAGACGACACGGTAGAAACTTTGTCTAGCTTTACAGAATCTACGGCGGGTACTTATGTAGCTACTTACTCCGTAGCTGTGGACTCTTCGGACGTAATCGAGGTTAGAGGCATTGGCGAGGACTACATACAGTTAGGTAATGACCTTAAACGCTTAATAGGTGAAACTATAACAACCGCGTAATGGCTAAGAAAACAGAAAAGATAGGCG